CGGACATCAGCACCCGTAAGGGTCGCGACGCGATCGCTTCGATGGCCTATGCAGTCGCCCGCTCCAAGACTGCTCTAGACGACGTCGGCAAGAAGCTGGTGGCTGACCTGAAGGAAGTGCCGAAGAAAATCGACGCCGAGCGCAAGCGCGTCCGGGACACCTTGGAAGCTTGGCAGGAAGAAGTGCGCCGGCCGCTGAATGAATGGCAGGCCGCCGAAGATGCTCGGGTTGATAAGCACAACGATGCAATCCAGCGGATCAAGGCGCTGGCCATCGACCTGGACGGAATCATTGCTGAGGATTTGGCCAACCGTCTCGCACAGCTTGAAGCCATCTCCTTGGGCGAAAGCTGGGAAGAGTTCGAAGCCGAAGCAGCCCGAGCCAAAGACAAATCCCTGAGTGTTCTGCGCGCCGCCCTCACCGCCCGCCAGCAATACGAAGCCGATCAGGCAGAACTGGCTCGCCGCCGTGCTGAAGATGAACTGCGTGAACAGCAAGAGCGTGAGGCTCGTATCGCCCTGGAAGCCGAAGAGCGAGCCCTGCGTGAAGCCGAGCAGCGTGCCCAGGCCGAACGAGAAGCCGCTGCCCGCCGCGAGCAGGAGTTGATCGACAGCGCCGCCAACGCCAAGCGCGCAGCTGAGAAGGGCGCAGCAGACGCTGAGGCGGCAGCCGAACTTCAGCGTCGCCAGCTCAAGCTTCAGGCCGAACAGGCACAACTGGCTGCCGAACAGGCCGAAGCCAACCGTCTGGCGGCGGAACAGCGCGCCGAGCAAGCGCGCATCGCTGCCGAACAGCGTGCCATACAAGCAGCCGAAGATGCCCGCCTCGCCGAGATCAAGCGCCAGAACGACGCCGCCGACGAGATCATTCGCCAAGCCGCTTTGCGCGAAGCTGATATCGAGCACAAGAAGTTTATCAACCGGAAAGCGCTTGAAGCGTTCGTAACCGGTGGCATGACCGAGGAATGCGCGAAGCAGGCAATCACCCTGATTGCGCAACGCAAAATCCCCGCCATATCCATTCAGTACTGAGGTCGCCATGAGCAATCTTGCAGTGACAGAAAAGGTCGAGCGCCTACCGACCATGCAAACCGAGTCAGCAACGATCATGTCGATCATTCAGCAGGTGGCCATGAGCCCCGACGCTGACATCGACAAGATGGAACGCTTGATGGCGATGCACGAACGTTTCCAGGCGCAGCAGGCAAAACAGCAGTATGACGACGCCCTGGCCCAGTTGCAGGAAGAAATGCCGGTAATCGGTGAGCGCGGCGGCATCAAGGACAAAAGCGGCCGCATCCAGAGCACCTACGCACTCTGGGAAGACGTCAACGAGATGATCAAGCCGGTAATGGCCAAGTATGGCTTTGCCATCACCTTCCGGACGCCTCGCAACGAGCGTGGCATCGAGGTCGAAGGCGTGTTGAGCCACCGCGCCGGGCATCGAGAAGTGACATCGATCGTCTTGCCTGTCGATGCATCCGGCAGCAAGAACGGCGTGCAGGCAGTCGCCTCCAGCGTCAGTTACGGCAAGCGGTACACCGCGGGCCTGCTGCTGAACATCACCACGACTGGTGAAGACGACGACGGTAACGGGCCGGGCGCGCAAGTAACGCCGCGAGTCACGTCCGCCCAAGCTGCGCAGATCGCCATGCTGCTGGAAAAGTGCAGCGAGAAAGCGAAAGCCGCATTCGCCGGAATCCACGGCACACCGACCGCCGTCGAGAAAGCAGTGTTTGACCAGGTACTGGCAATGCTCACCAAGTCGGCAACCCAAAACAGCAAAACAACCGAGGGGAAGGACGATGCAAATCATCAGTAATGTAGAGCAAGGCACCCAAGAATGGCTGGATCTGCGCTTGGGCATCGTCACCTGCTCTGAGTTGGATAGCCTGCTGGTAAACGGTAAGGGCGAAGCCGGTTTCGGCGCCGGCGCGTTCACTTACATGAACACGCTGATCGGTGAGCGCATCACCGGTGAGGCTGCCGACCCGTTCCAGGGCAATCGCCACACCGAGCGCGGTCACGAATACGAAGGCGTGGCTCGCGGCCTGTACCAGTCTCAGGTGGACGTCACCACGAATCAGGTCGGGATCATCCTGAACCATGGGATCGGTTACTCGCCTGACTCACTGATCGGCGAAGACGGGCTCTGCGAGATAAAAACCAAACTGCCGAAGTTTCAGGTTGAAGTGATCCTCTCCGGTGATATCCCGAAAGAACACGTCGCGCAGTGCCAGGGCGGACTTTGGGTTTCAGATCGCGAGTGGATCGACTTCGTCAGCTACTGGCCAGGCATGAAGCTGTTCGTGAAACGCGCCTACCGCGACGAAGTGATGATTCGCAAGATGAGTGAGCGGGTCAAAACCTTCTACGAAATCCTCGACGAGCGCATGAATCGCGTGCTCGGCATCGCTGCTTAAGGAAATCCCATGCCAACACTTACCGACGTCGGCCGAATTGGCCGTGACGCTGAACTGCGCTACACCCCAGGCGGTGACGCCGTGATCAATCTGGCGCTGGCCTGCGACTACGGCCGCAAGGTCGACGGCAAGCGACCTACCCAATGGGTTGACGCCACTCTCTGGGGTAAGCAGGCCGAGGCCATGGCGCCTTACCTGCTCAAGGGGCAGCAGATCTACTTCACCATGGACGATACCCACATCGAAACCTACGCCAAGACTGGTGGCGGTGAGGGTTTCAAGCTGACCGGCAAGATCATCGTGATCAAGTTCGCCGGCTCACCACCGCAGCAGGCCAGTCAACCAGTGCAGCAGGCCAGGCCGCAGCAGTCCCGGCAACAGGCCGCAGCCCGCCCAGCTCAAAATCAACAAGGCACGAACGGGCCGGACTTCGACAGCTTCGACGATGACATCCCCTTTGCCCCTCACCACCATCTGAACGGTGCCTGATATGGACACACTCATTCAGCTTGGCTACGAACGCCAAGCACCCATCGAGGCCGCAAAAGCGGCCTTCCTTGCATCTGGCGGCCAGGTTCGCCAGTGCGGGCTAAGCGAAACCCAGCCCAAGCCGATCAGCATGTGGAACTCGGCCATCACCCGCCGCAAGGATGCGCGCCGAGAGTTCACCAAGAAGGAAGGCGAACTGGCGAAGATGATTCGCGACTTCGCCGCAATCGTTACCGAGTTCGGTACCGTCCGGCGAACGCCTATCGAGGTGCGGAACAAGCTGCGCGCCCTGGGCGAAAAACTGACGACTCCGCAGGTCGAGCAGATCGCCGCGCGATACAGCATCGAACTTGCGCAAGGCGGGAAGCTGACTTGAGGCGCTTCCGCGTTCAACAACGCAAACGACAAACCTGGTTGGCGGTGCCGGCCAGTGGGATAAAAACACCATCGGAGAAAGCACCATGCCAATCGCAACAGACACCGCAGAGTTCCTTGAAGAACTGAACGGCGGCGCGTTCGCCAGCCAGATCGGCCACGCCCTTTCTGAAGTCGCCGCCGGCGTCGTGGATCACGGCAAGGTCGGCAAGCTGGTGATCACTCTGGACTTCAGCCAGATCGGCGAATCCAGCCAGGTGAAGATCAAGCACAAGCTCGACTACAAGGTTCCGACCAAGCGCGGCACCCGCAGCGAGAACACCAGCCTGGATACGCCGATGCATGTCGGCTCCGGCGGCAAGATCTCACTGTTTGCTGAGAAGCACGACCAAATGTTCACCCGGGACGAGGCGCCAATACCGCGCCGCACTTGATCCCCCCCGGCAGCACCCCTTCCCCATAGAGACCTGAAATATGTCCCTCACGAAAGAAGCAATTCAACTGATCACCGATACTGCGCTGATTGCCACGGCGAAAGCGCTAGACACTGACATGCCAACCGCAGTGCTGCCTGAAGGCGCAAAGGTGATCAGCCTGGAAGCCTTCGGCGCATTCCGCAGCCGCTTCCGTGGCACCTTTTCCACCAACTCCCTGATGGATTTCGGCAAGTACGTCACCGACCGGGCTGTCGTCGATGCCAAGGGCTTTATCAATCAAGACGAGATGACCTGCTCAGTACTGTTCAATCTCGGTACCGAAGCAGCCCCTGGCCATGCCGATGATCGGGCCGTACTCAAGCTGAAGGCAACAGCTGGTTACCAGGCGGTGCAGGCAATCAGTGGCCGGGCCATGTCGCAGAAAGACATGAGCGACTGGATCGAGGACTGGCACAGCACGTTGTCGGCCGTCGGCGAAGACAACCAGAACATCAGCCTTGTGAAAGCCATTGCAGCGGTGCGCACCATCACGGTGAAGGCATCGTCCGAAAGCGATCACGCCGTCAGCGAGACTCGCGCCAGCCGCAGCGCCATGGACTCCATCGAGGCGACCAGCAAAGAAACGCTGCCGACTTCGCTGATCTTCTCGGTAGTACCGTTCGAAGGGCTGCAGCTGCGCGAGATCATTCTGCGCATTTCGGTCATCACCAGCGGAGCACAGCCGGCCCTGAAGCTGCGCTGGGTTGGTGAAGAGGTCCAGCGCGAAGAGATCGCTCAGGAATTCAAGTCGGTGCTTCAGGACAAGATCGGTGAGGCCGCCGCGTTGTCTCTCGGTGCATTCGATCCGAAGTAAGCGCCTCAGGCCGGGTAACCGGCCTGACCCACCCTCACCTATTGCTAAAGGCCTTTCTGTTCGATGAGTGCTTGAGCGATTTTGTCCAGCTCTTCATGAGCCACAATCTCATCAGACCAGCGGCCTACCACCTCCTGGTAGTACTCGACCGCTTCCGGGCTATCACCTTCTGGCTGGCGAATAGGACCGAGAAACGCCACCTGCGGCGGGCCATCCTTCTGCGGGCCGAACGTGATCCACACTTTTGGGTCGTTTTCTGGGTAACCGTACGAATCCCAAGAAGCCATATCGATTCTCCTTTTACCGGCCCCATGCCGGGCTATCCACCAATACCCCACTTCAACGAATCACGCCAGCCGGTGAGGAGCGATGACCTCACCGGACAAGTTTTCTTTGCAAAAGACCGGACTGTTTGAAAATTAAGTTCGTGTCATCCCTGGCTCGGATAGAACACTGATCAAAGGAATTGTAGAGATTGCCCATATCAGGTGTATCCGAACCCAAATAAACAGAAATAAACTTAGTCGCGACGGACCCAACGCTTTCTTCTATGTCTCGATGTGTTGGTTTAAATGCTAACTCATCAGCATCAAAAACCAGCAATAGCTCCTGCCATGCTTTGTCGACCCTGGAACACTGGTCAAACCATGCCTTCTGCGGTTCCTGAAAAGTCTCTGGAAAATCAATGGTACGTAACTCCCAGCCGACTCTGTGTGCTCGAGCGACCATTGAGAACAACGCGTTGAGATAAGCATTAGCTGCGCGCCCACCATCCAATGCATCTTGTAGTTTTTTAATAGCTTTCCACTTTTCTGAATGTCGAAATTGCGCGCGCCAACTAGTAAGGGCAACAACTGCAACAACCCCTGTAATCGCCGTCCCGGCAAAACTAAGTAATTCAAATGCATCTCTGATGCTCTTGCCGGTGGATGACTCGGCGCTGATTCCGAATCCTATAAGAACGCCTAGGACCAGCAGTAAGAAGCATCCTCCGAGTACAACACGGTCCATAACCCCACTCCCCTATAGATCCCGGAACTATACCGGCGAGGATCCCCTATGTCCGCACAACAGAAGAAACCCCAGTTCATCCATGGCCAGCCAAGCATGGGCCTGCCGTTCGAAAAAGAGCTGGTGGTGGACCTGTTCGCCGGTGGTGGCGGCGCAAGCACCGGCATTGCCCGGGCATACAGGGAGCCAGATGTCGCGGTGAACCACAACCCAATCGCTCTGGCCGTTCACCGCGCCAACCACCCACAGACAGCGCACTACGTCGCTGACGTATTCGAGGTTGACCCTGTGCTCGCCACTGGCGGCCAACCGGTCGGCATCCTCTGGGCTTCGCCCGACTGCCGCCACCACAGCAAGGCCAAGGGCGGAGCGCCCCGTGACCGTGGTGTGCGGGGCCTGGCTTGGGTTGTTGTGCGCTGGGCGCACGCTACCCGCCCGCGCCTAATGTTCCTGGAGAACGTCGAAGAGTTCTGCGACTGGGGGCCGATCGATGAAGAAGGCCAGCCAATCAAGGCCGAGCGCGGCCGCACCTTCAAGTCATTCATCGCAGCACTGAGCACCGGCCTTGCCGCTGATCACCCTGACATGCCGGAGATACTGCAATCAATCGGTGACTTCGTGCCGCTCGAAAGCCTGGTACGTGGCCTTGGCTACAACGTCGAATGGCGCGAGCGCATCGCGGCCAACGCCGGCACCCCTACTATTCGCAAACGCTTGTACCTGGTAGCACGCAGTGACGGGAAGGCTATCGTCTGGCCAGAACCCAAGCGCCACAAGAAGCCGACGGCTAAACAGCAAGCTTGGCGCACTGCTGCGGAGTGCATCGACTGGAGCAATCTCGGCCGCACGATCTTCCGTGAAAGGCCGATGGCAGTGAACACAATGCGCCGCGTAGCCAAAGGCTGCTGGCGCCATGTGTTGACCAGCGCGAAGCCGTTCATTGTCCCGATGCGCGGCACCTCGGAATCACACACCAGTACCCACAGCGGGGACGAAGCGCTGTCGACCATCAGCGCCGGAGGCACACATCACGCATTGGTCCAGCCTGTCGCAGCGCCATTCCTCACTGAGTGCGCCAATGGCTCAGCGCAACGTAACTTCAGCGCGGTCGAGCCGCTGCGCACGCAAGTCGCCCAGGTCAAGGGCGGGCACTTCGCGCTGGCTGCGGCGAACATGGTCACTCTGCGAAAAGGTTCGGTTGGTGCTGATGTCGACAACCCCCTCGGCGTGGTCGCTACCAGCACCGGGCATCACGCTGTATCGGCCGCATTCTTCGAACAGGCGAACGGCGGGTACTACAAAGGCGACGGCCGATCGGCCTATGACCCGATTTCAACCATCTGCCAATCCGGCGCCAATCAGCGGCTGGTGAACGCATACCTAGTGAAGTACTACGGCAATGAGAAGGACGGAATATCGCTGGCCGAGCCGATGCACACCCTGCCGACGAAGGATCGGGTTGCGCTGGTTGAAGTCGTGCAGGTGCCGGACACGCTGACACCGGAACAGATGGAAGGCGCCAGACGTTGCGCCGCCTTCATGCACGAATACCTGCCGGAGCACTTCAAAGACCCCGCCGAGATGGTGATGGTCGGCGGCTATGTGCTGGTGGACATCACCCTCCGCATGCTGCAACCGCCAGAACTGAAGGCCGCGCAGGGCTTCGACAAGGACTACATCATCGATCGCGGGCTATTCGTTGACCCGGTCACCGGCGC